TCTTCTCGTTGGCCGTTACGGCAGGGTCCACCGCTACAAACGTCCTCATGTGTTCCGGTGCTTCGCTTACCCGCGTGAGGTTGATAATATCCATATCCCACAAAAGCCCCTCGGCATCGTCTAGCCATTCGCCTAGGTAGATGTGTGCATACCTTTTGTAGTTGGTGTTCTTCATTATCTCAGCATCGGCCAAGAACTCCGCGCTGAGGTTTTCCAAGTTGTCAAGGTAGGTAGTTTTAATAATCGTGCAAGGGTAGGGGGCATTCGGAGCCACATACCTAGCATAGATGAAATGCTTCTTATGACTTGGGTTCTGAATCCATATCGTCCGGTTCGGCCTCAGCTTGCTCCTTACGCTCTTTTTGATTGTGTCGAAGGTATCTTCATCCAAGAACTCCTCGCCCTCGTCAATGACAAAAGTCGTAAGCCCTGGAATAGATTTAAGGTTGGCTGTTTGATTTCCGCTGCTAGTCTTAATCCCCGAAAAGAGAATCCGTGAGCCGCTAACCTTGTTAATGATTTCATCCGATGTGATGCTGAAGTCTTGACGGTTGCCCATCTTCTCCATTGTCGCGGTGAACTCGGGTATAATTGACTTCTCCGCGCTCTTCATCGTCCACCGCGTGAATAGTATCACATGACCCTTTTGATAGCTGAGGTCATTCAGAAAAATAGATGCGTGCGTAGATTTTGCCGAACCTCGACCACCCAATAGAATTATTACATCATTGTCCGGTGGGTCTTGAAATAGCGGGCGATAAGGGTCAAGTATTACGAATTGTCGCGCTCGCTCTTCCATATGATGTTAGGCGGTGTGCCTTTGTTCTCCGCATCGTGATCAATGTTAATGCGATCACCGTACTTTCTCGGATTCATTCGCGCTAACATCCACTTGCGGGCATCTACCCTTAGCTTGCTCCGTTGGATGAACTCGGTGTTTTGCTTGGGGTTGCCGTTGTTGTCATAGGTTTCATCCCCGCTTGAATCGTCCGCAATCTCTTCAATCTGATCAAACATGATGGCGGCTCGAAGTTCTGTCGCGCGCGCGTATTGGTTTCCTATTTCATCTGAATCAAGCACCGCACCGAAAAAAGTTCGTTTGCTTATGCCCACCTCTTTTATTGCGCCGCTTGCGCTTTTCCCCTCTGAGATAAGGCGTATGACCTCTTGAATCTTTTCTGCGGTTGTCATGGTCCAAAGGTACTAAACAAAAAGGATTGACCCGTCAGGCTCCATGTGGGTGTATACCGCGTTTCCCATGTCACAACGGAAAGCCTCGAATACTTCCTCCCTGCTGATTGTATGCACCTTGCCCTCTTCCACCTCTTCAATCCCGCCTACCGCTTTTCCAAGTTTGAAGGATCGGTAGACGCTGTGGTACGACTTGCCCGCGAACTCGCAGGCTTCTGTCAGGTGGTGGAAGAGCCTGCGCTCTCCCTCTTGGCTTATTGCTTTGTACATTACAGTTGGTTTAAGGTGATTTTGTCGATGTAGTGGTAGTTCGTCAGTTGGTAGCGGTAGATGGTGTCCCCGCATTCCCATTTGCTTTCTATATCCACGTCATCGAGCGTAAGGGTGTTAATCATCCCCAACGCTTTCTTCATCGTTGTAGCTCCCCCGAGCGTGTTGCCGTGGGGGTCGCTGATGATGTAGGTGTACTTTGGATCAGGCATCGCGCAGTTCTTTAGCTTTTGACAAATACCACGCGGCTTTATCGAGGTCGCGATCAATCGGTTGGTCTGGTTTGCTTCCCGCTCTCAACTTGTACTTAAACGCGCACATTTCGCAATGTGTGGCAGTTGCCTCTTTCCCCCAAATAGCGGCCATCATGTCTATGACCTCAACACTGAACTCTTGGTAGTGCTTTGGGTTTACGAAGTCGTATTCTTCGGGGTTTTCTGGCTTTTCAAATTCGATTGCCGGAGCTTGTGCAGCGGCTATCTCTTCGGGTGTGGCTAGGCGGTAGGATTCTTTATATCCTATTCCTATTCCGCCTATTGTTGGCTCACCGTAATCATCATCTATTTCTTGGCACTGCCAAGTGTACCCCGCTTCCTTAAATACAAGTCCTCCAAGATAGAAGTCACTCGCCAACGTGTACCATTGGCCAATAACACCCTTTGGCCTTTCTGACGTGACTTCTGACGGAGCTGTACGGCTTCGCCAAAATTCGGTGGCCATTGCTGCGTCCCAATGCTTGTCATCAACAGGATTCCAAAAATCCAAACCCTCTTTAGAATTAGTCCAACCAAACCCACACGCAAAAACAGGAGAATCCCCATTTATCCAAGTGTCACTTTCCTTCAACCTCCCCCGCACATACTCTGCGAGTTCTTTGGGGGCGGTGGCCATGTGTTCGGCTACTGCCTTTTGATATTCTGTCATTTCGCTCATCGCTTTTCGGTTTTATTTACAGCAAAGCTACAAAATAAATCCGATACTATTTGCATCACTTGTCAATCATCACCATCGCATTTCCCCTCGAGCAAACATAGCTGCGCCTGACGTGCTTACCCCTCTGCAAATAGTCGTTGATATTCTCAAAAAACCCTAGCTCTTTCTCGATGACTTTCTCCGCCTCCTGAAGCGTTTCATAATCGCGGTCGGGCTTGCCCTTTATGCAAAGTGTGTATCTCATGCTAGAAAGGTAAATCGCCAATGTGACCGTTATCAAATAGCGGCTCTTCCGGTTCATCGAATACGCTCTTCTGCTTCTCTTGAATAAAGCTGCCGCCCGTGTTGTTTTGGTGGGAATGCTTGAACCGTCCAGATCCTCCCTCCCATTCAAAGGTCGTGGCCATGCCTACCAAGCCCGCCTGATGCCTCATCTTCTTCTTCAGCACATAAACCCTTGTCAAGCCTCCATTCTCGAAATCCCGGTAAACAGTAAGGGCATTGTGTATTTGATCGGCAAAGTCACCAGAATACTTCACATCGTAAAGGCCCGGCACTTCGTAATAGTCGCTCTTGTCTTTCTTCCTCATCTTGGTAGGGTGAGCCACTAGCCACACGCTCACTTGGTGCTGTTGGCAGAATAGGGCAAGATCAGAAAGCACCCCCGCAATACTTGAAAGGTTCCCAACCTCAACGCCCATCTTGTTGAAGGCATCAATCACAAAATGCTCCGTGCCGTATACTTTAACGTGCTCGCTGAACTTCTTCAAAATCCATTCTGCCGTTGGCCTCCCCTCCCCTTTGTACTCCAAGTGCCGAACGTGGTTTTTTAGCCAATCAATACCCTGAAGAGCTTCCGCCTCCCTCATGTGGCTTTGATATTTCGGGTCCGCTGTTTTGCCTACTACCTTCTCAAGCAAGGTGACAAGGTGATCGCTCGTGCTTCCATGCTCAGGGGTAAAAAACGCCACTTTGTGATTGTTGTGAAGGCACATATTCAAAATGTACCACTCAAGCCAATTCGACTTACCATGCCCTGGAATACCTGTTATCAGATTGAACTGCCCGGGCAAGGTGTTAAAGAACTCATCCATGCCCTCTATCCCGCTCATCAAAGGCTTACGCGGACCGGTCTTGATGTAGTGGAGGATGTCGCTTTGGTAATCCTCAGCGGTAACGCTTCCTTCGACGGGATACTCTGTGGCCTTGCTTATGCTCTTGAGCAGATAGCCGCCCTGCAAATCCTCGTTTGCATCTTTGCCGATGAAGTTTATCCGCTTGCAGTTGTGCCGGCCGAATCGCTTGAGTAGTTCATGCTCGAGGTCTTTACCCTTGTCGTCCATGTCCACCGCGATAATCCAATTCTTGATGTGGGATGTATCGCAGTTCTCAAATACTTCTGTTAGGTCGTTGGCTCCGTTGGGTACGCTGATGCAGTTCTTTATACCTACCTGCCACATTGAGAGCTTGTCCATTTCGCCCTCAACGATGTAGGCGGTGTCCTCGGTCAGATCATCAATGCCGTAGAATACTTTTCGCGCCCCTTTAATCTGGGTGAAGTGCTTATCTGCGGACCTGTACTTCTTGTTTACTAGCTGCCCTTTGTAGAAGTAGTTGAAGCTGATGCAGTTCATTTCCCGTTGGTGTGCGGGTATGTAGGCGCGTTCTTCTGATATTTTGCACTCCTGAAGCGTTTTCTGATAGATCCCCCTACTTTCAAACCACTTGACAAGAGCATCGCTTAGGTTGGTGTGGTTGTCCCATCCTTGAGGCGGCAGGTTGTATTCTTTATACGGATCGCGGCTTCCTGATCTTCCGCAATGGTGACAAAGGGCCACTCCTTTGTCGTGGTTTACGGCAAGGTCTTTCGCGTTTTGCTTCTTTCGCTCGGGTGAGCAGTAGGGGCATACTATCCGTTCTTCTCCTGATGACCTCCGAAAGTTGAGGTCTTTCCAAATGATGCCGCTCATAATCCGCTGGGGTTAATCTTTGGTGGGTTGTAATAGTCTGCCCTATGTGTTCGCAGCCTCCGCCAATCGTCTTTGGCTTGCTTGCGCGTAAAGCCCCAACGGTTTATCATGTTGTCGAGCCAATCTTTAGGAGGGTTGTCTTTGCAATGCTCGGTGTCTACATCAAACTCAACATCTCGTGACTGCTTAAACTGTGGGTTGTTCACCATCGCAAGCCGCCAACTTTCTATCGGTTTGCCTTTTCGCATCCAATTCTGAGATTCCCAATACTCAAAAGCCGCAAGGCAGTTGCCGTCTTTTGTGTCTTTGCCTTTTTCACGCCAGTAAGATTGCCACTCAGCGTATGAAGGAATTTTATTATTTCCCGTTCGCGCTTGCGCGGAATAATCATTACCTTCTTTCCTTTCCTCTTCTTCCCTCTTCTCTTCTTTACTTACCTCTTCTTTACTTACCTGTTCGGTAGGGGTGCTTACCCCCCCTTGGCAAGGGGGTGGTGTACCCCCTTCGGTAGGGGGGTATTGAACCTTTGCCTCCCACCCTTCGCGGCTAGCTTTAAGTGTTCCGAGTAAGCCCTCCCAGATACTCTCAAGTACCCAATCATCAAACTTTGGAAGCGTGCCGTGAAATGAATAGTTTAGGATGGCATCTACCATTTGCAGACGCTTATCGTCTGGGAGCCTTTTTAGCGCGTTGTAGTAAGATGCCAAAAAGTTAAATGCTTTCCTTTCCATCACTTCTCCTCTTTTATTTCTTCATTGATCATCTGAGTAATTGCGTGATGCCAATCCGCTAGGCCAATGCCCGATGTGCGGATCATCTTCATAGCAAGCTCCCTGTGGCTTAATTCAGGGCGCGGCATCCATTTCATTTCCTTGAGTTCTTTGAAGCGTTTAGCCATAAAAGACAAAGCCCCTCCTGCGGCCGAGCTGACAACTCGGAAGCACATTGGCCGATAAGGTAGCCTTTGTGCTTGCTTCCGCGGGAAGGGACTTGTAAGATTGTTTATTCATTCCTTATCATTTCGTTGGCGCGTCACTTCCAACGGGTCAAAGATATAAACTAAAAAAGCGAAATTTGCGCCTTCTGCTCTACTGCGGATGCCACGTTTTTCACAGCCATATCGAAATAACTACCCTTCAATTCAATCCCAATACCAACACGATCCATCTTAACAGCCTGATAAACCTCTGAGCCAATACCCATAAAAGGAGTTAAAACAGTATCGCCCTTGTTGGTGTAAAGTAAGATCAACCTTTCAATAGTTGGCAATTGCAAGGGGCATATGTGCTTCTCGTCTTTTTCATCCCGAGCAGAACGATATTGCAATGTGTCTGAATAATCAATATCCATCCAAACAGGGCTAGCTATCTTCTGCCACAAATCAACAGGAATGCCTGTATTTGTAACAGGGTCTTCACGATCTCCATCTTTCCGGAAGACAAGAACATAATCAGGTATGCCAACTCTGCTCATGGTGCTGTCTTTTTTGACCTGCTTATGCAGTAATCCAAGAGCTTTCGTCCGTTGCATTTCCACAACTGGATCTTTCCAAATTGTGATCCTTGAATGATAAACAAAGCCCACATCTTCAAAGGCATCTATAATCATTCCGCTAAAGTCGCGCAAACCGATATACCCCTCCTTACCTTTTTGAATAGGCAAATCCATGCAATGAACTGCCACGTTTCTACCTTGTTTAAGAACTCTATACAAGTCAGATACAAGGTGCTTAAAGGCAATAAAAAACTCGTTGTAGTCTTTTGAATTACCCATATCCTCGACATGGTTGGAGTATGTGTACAGCTCTGCAAAAGGAGGGCTAAAAACGCTGAACCCTACAGATTCATCCGGTATCTCTTTAATACGCTGAACACAATCACCCTTCATCAATTTGTATTGCTCACGCTCTACAATTGTTGAATCATTGCCAAACTTCGCCTCTTGCATCTCTGCCATGTTAGATGTTATTACTTTGGTCATTTGCTGCTGCATTTGTTCAAATTGCTTTTGTTTCCTGTTGATTGACTCCACAACATTCAACATTGTATCTGTTGTGATTATGTAGATGTTTACCTCATTCTTTTGCCCAAAACGATACGATCTTCTTATAGCTTGGTACAATCCCTCAAAGCTAAAATCTAAGCTTGCAAAAATCTGATTTCGGCAATTCTGATAATTCAATCCGAACTGAGCTATTTTAGTCTTTGTAACCAAAACCCGAAACTCACCCTTTGCAAAACCGAGTAGCCTAGATTCTTTTATTTCAGGGCTGTCATTACCTTTCACCTCAACAGCATCCGGAATAAGCGACCTTAACAATTCACCCTCCTCATTCTGTTTTATCCAAATAATAAAGTTCTCTTCGCTGTTGTTTACAATACTGGCCACCTCATCCATTCTTTGGATTTTGGTTAGCCTTAGCTCTGCATTGAAATTTGTTGCGCTTATGGCAGTATCGTTAAATAACTGCCCGTTGTTTCGCTTATCCGTTTCAATGGTTCGCTCGTGCAGATTCAAAGGGGGAAGGTTATACCCTTCCATCTTATAACCAATGTCATTAGGGTTACTCAACATAATTGACCAGGTGCCAACCCACTTGTAAAACTCAGACTCAGCGTGTCCCTTTAGCATCCATTTTGAAGTATTTCCCCCATCGTGAACAAAATACATTGATAGCATTTCATTTCGCCCCATTACATTTAGGAACTCGCTATGGTTCCCTATTTCCATTGGGTCGTTTGGGCTTGGTGTTGCAGTACACGCTAGCTTATACGGTGTCTTACTGAAGCTATCAATAATCAGTTCTTTTGTTTTTCCTTCATAATTCTTCAGGATTGAACTTTCATCCAACACAACACCAGAAAACTGACTGCAATCAATGTTCTCAAGCTGCTCATAGTTGGTAATGTAAACACCATTTGCTAACTCGTTACATTCTGCTTTTTTTACTTCAATCCCAAACTTAGACCCCTCTTGCATCGTTTGACCGCTGACGGCCAAAGGAGCAAGTATTAGTACGGGCCTTCCGGTATAATTTGAAACCTCATGCGCCCATGATAATTGCATCAGGGTTTTCCCTAAACCACAATCGGCAAATATGGCATACCTACCTGCCTTCAGGGATCGATGCACTATGAATCTTTGAAACGGGAATAGGTTCTCGTTTAGCTTGCTTGGGTCTATTTCAAACCCTGATTGCAAAACCCTTTTGACTTTGCTTTCTAGAAACTCTTTGTACTCTGCTTTCATGCGTTCTGTATTAGGTTGTTGATCTTTTGGTTTTGAATCGCCTCGATGCGTTTAATGCGTAGGCGGATATCCTCTTGGTAGATGTCGCGCTCCCACTCGGGGAAGTCGGCTCCGTTGATTGTGGCACTAAGGCCGCGAAGGTGGTCCGCCTCAAATCTTTCGTGGCAGCCGGTGGCGATTAGCCGCCTAATTTGGTTAGCGTTCATCCTGCTCGTAAT